ACGCTAAAGAAACCATTGCAAGATCTTTAAAACCTATACCTGATTTATTTATTGCTTTGGCAAACATTAAAAAGGCTACAGAAGCTGGAACCATTATGACAGCAACAGCTAAAGCTGTTAAAAATTTATCATTACTGATAACTGGCATCATGGTTAATATAGCACCTGATAAAACCAGAGCTACTGATATTCCAACCATTGCTAGTAAACTAACACCCATTAATTGAAACAAGTTACCGGCATCGGGTTTAGATGCACCTATACCACCATAACTCATGCTTATAATTCCTTGATTTTTTCCAAGAATATTTGCAATCATAACAAACACCGGAGATATTAATAACATTATGGCAGCCACTGCTAATGCAGTTAATAACTTATCATAGCTAATCACCGGTATAAATGTAAATATAGCCGCTGCGCCAACTAAGGCTGCTGCAATTCCAATAATCATAACAGCTGTTAAACCGGTATCTTTAGCCGACATCGGTTTAAACCCAGAGGATGATGGAGCACTACCCTTTCCAGCGGAACCTGTTTCTAATTGTCTATTCTGTTCTTTTAATAAATCTTTTATTTCACCCAATAATCCAGTGTGCTTTTTAAGCTCACTTACGGTATTATTAGCCGCCCTTTTTAAATCAAGTGTTACAACATTATGAATTTCTTGTGTTAATATTGCGTTTTGATCTGCTACTGCGGCTAAATGATCCAATGGACCAAATAAGGTTTGTAAAAGTGCCTGTGGATTTAACTTCATTTATCTATATAGATCTTTTATTCTGCTGTACTATATATTAAAAACTCCATCACTTAAGTGACGGAGTTTTCATATTTGGCATTTTAATATTTGGCATTTTCATCTTACTCATCATATCACCGGTTGCATCCTGTTGACCTTTATTAGCATCACTTTCTTTTTTCAAGTGTTCTGTAAGATCTTTTATCAAATAATGATATTCGTAGTACTCTAAATGCTCAAGTTCAGATGGTTGTATGTGTAAATGTAAATACACATAGAATTTCGTTTTAAAGAAGTTCTCCAGCGAAATCTTGAACAATGAAAAGAGATTTGATGCCGTCGCGAAAGCTGATAGGGACAACCTCCTCATCGTCCCCGATCTGTACTGACATATTAGGCTGAATACCTACTTTCATTTGTTCAGCTAATTTGTAAATTAAACTATATTTCTTATTTGACCAGCCATTCATCTCTATTTCAAATTTAAAGATGTCGTTATCACTAAATCCTCTCCACTCGCTAATCAAGTAAGGCATAATTTGCAATACAGATTGGTCGATTTTACTACCGTTTTTTTGTTTTTCTTTAATATAGGTTGTCATTTTTTGCATAACACCTATTGACGGTGGTCTCATTTGAATTGTACCAAAAGATTTGGTTTCAATCATAAATCTTTTATTTTCGATATCGTAATATTTGTCTAATGTTTCAGGTATTCTAAAATATTGAAAATATTCTTTCTTAATATCGATTGTGTGTGTTTCTCCCTTTTTATCAACGTGATCTACTGTTAATTTAGATTCAGGTTCAGGGAATGTTAAATCTCTAATAGACAAAATGATATAAAATCTATCTTCTTCACAAAGATCTTTATATGACATCCTTTTTGCTTTATTAAGAACTCTAACACATGCTTCTAAAATTGTATTTAGTTTATCATCAACATCCAAAATATTAGTTTCATCAATAGTTGAAAAATGTCTAATTTCTGCAACCTTTGCAGATCTAATAGAAATTTCTGTGTCTTCTGGATAAAACATTCCACCCGAAGGTAAATTTACTAATGGAATCGAATGATAACCTAAATGAAAATCTGGATCTTCTGCAGTTTGTGTTGCAAAGCGTTCCATGTTTACTTTTCCCAGATTAACTGGTTCTTCTCTTTCTTCTTGAGGTTGTTCTGATTGATTAACAATAGCTTGATACTCTTGTTCTAAATCATCAAATTGTTGGTTTTCTGACATTACTTTTTAGATTTAAGTTTATTAATTTTGTCCCTGTCCCAGACTTTATCTTCTTCAGGGCGACTTTCCATTTCTTTACGTATTAATTCTCTAATAAAGGCCGAAATAGATATTGGCCTCTCTTCTCTTTCAATTGCATCATTTAAAATGATTCTATTTAAGGCAAAGACTTCCTCTTCGCTTAAAAGAACTTGCAATTTTTTAGTTAGTTTATCTTTTGACATGTAGATTATGTTGATATTATATTATATATTCAAAACAAAAAATAAGGGTGAATATCTGAGTATTCACCCTTTATAAAATTTATTACGCTAATACTTCTTTGAAAGCATCAGATCTCCAAATTACTTCTAAAGTAGCTGGATCAGCAGATTCGTAATTTAATTCAGTTGTAAATCCTAAAGCAGAAGTGATAAAACAATCTTCTAATGTAACTGTTCTGTAAATATCACCAGCTCTATTGAATTGTACGACAACAAGAGTACCTACATAATCTTTTTTAAGACCCATAACACCTGTTTGTGGATCGAATTGTTTATTATACCATTGTCTCAAAGTCTTATACAAATAAGCTTGGTTTGAATTATTTAAGTTCAAAGAGAAGTTAACTGTAACGTCCACTGAAGTTTCAGTTGGCATACCAGCGTAAGATCTAGTAGCAAATTTAAACTTTTGAGTTTTAGCTTCAATTGCTTTATATAAATCTAAACCTGCGATAGAATTCACGTGTTGGATTAATAAAGGCGAATCAGCAACTCCAGCTGGAGGTAAGATAGTTACTTCAAAAAGGTTAGCCTGTACTGGTTCGTACTGCATTCCTTTCTTTGAAGTTTGGTCTTGTGAATAGTGTGGTAAAGCCATTTTACTTTATATTTTATTTTTATCTATTTATTAAGAAAAGTTTCCAGTTTTAATTTCACCTGTGTTTAAAACTGTAGTTCTGTGAACAACAATTTCTAAACCTTTAACAGGCTCAACAAATGTATCGATAATACCCATGTTATGATCGATCACGTCATCTGTATTATTTGTTTGATCCATAATGTTTTTAAAATCATAGATACCACTGTCAGCTTTTACAGATTGCATAAATGCATCTGCTAAAGTTTTAATTTCTAATCTTGTTTGTGCTGTATTAAATTCAAATACGTAATCTTTAAGAATTTTAGCCATACCTTCTTGGATATAGATTAATACTTCTCTTACGTGAGCTGAAGATAATGCAGATTTGATTGACTGTTGACCAGTTTTATTACCTAAGATAGTTAATCCTGCACCTCTTTGGAAGACGATTGGATTAATACCGAATGGTTCTAAAATATCTCTATCAGCTTTATCAAATGAATATTCAACACCAACTACATTAGCACCGGTAACAACACCTCTTCTAGGTCCTGCAACGATTGACCAAGGCAATGCGTTGAAATATTTATCAATGTAATTATTAGATACGTAAGCTGCTGGTGGAACAACAACGTCTTTACCATTTTCTCTTACTAATAAACCTGGAGCGTAGTAGAATGCATAATTTGCTCCTTCATTGATAGAAGGTAATGCGTATAATGCGCTTGGGTTTTTATCTAAATTACCACCATCTTTGATATAAATTACATCAAATTCATTGTTATCATTTTTAAATGATGGGTCTGTAGAATTTTTAAAATCTTTAACCATTGGAGCATTCAAGATAGCTGCAGCATTTTGTCTTTCGTGAGCTAAGAATGAAAGTTCTTTTTTAGTTAAGATTGATCCATCTTCATAAGAACCAAATGTATCTACAATATATCTGTAATCGATAACATCTTTATCAACTAAAGCGTTGAATAAACCTGTACCTGATAATTGTCCTAATATACCTGCAATTGTTTTAGCTGCAATATTTGCTTTTCCTAAAACAAATGGTTTGTAAACTGTAGTAGCTTCTTCAAAAGAAAGATTATAAAAACCTGACCAAGTAGCTGCAACTTCTCTATCGCATGTTACTGTCCAAATATTTGCAGTTCTTTGTACTCTTTTAACTTTAGCTAATCTACCAACAGCAGCTGAATCAACATAATGTCCTTTTTTAATAGGGAATGCATCAGCTTCAGGAGTAGTAGCAAATGATATTGTAAAAATACCACCGCCTAAATTAGCGTATGTACCATTACTTAATTCTTTAACTTTAGCATGTGCGTGATCAACTGTAACAGTTTGTGTATAAACTTCAATTGAACCTATACCTGTAGCATATGAAGAATGTAAAGTTGCAGTGTTAAATGTAACTACCGTGTCTGTTCCAAATACCACGTTTGTGATTTCAGTATAAACTCCAGATGTACTAGTTCTTAAGAATTTTCCAATTGCAAAATCTGCTGTTTTATCTTCACCTGTAATAGTTAAAGTAGTAGAGTTAAAATTAGAACCTGTTGCAAGAGATATTAAATCAATTGTGTATGTTGTAGTAGTAGTTTGTACATCTTTTGCAATATATGAAAGCAATTCATAATCTTTTGTTTCATCATATATATGACCTACTAAATCAGTTTTAGTACCTGTTTCATAAGTTACTAAATCTTCATTAACTGCACAGAATAAACCTGTTCTTCTAGCTTCTTGGTTAATACCAGCTTCAATGTATAAGTTTCTACCTTCTAAATCTTTAAATCCTGGAATCAATGATCCTGTATATTTAGCTAATAAAGTAACTTGTCTTAAAGCTGAAAATTCATCTAATTTATCTTTTAATAAACCTTCTGCATTAAAGTAAGCGCCATAAACTGGATCTGTATCCATTTGCGCTGGATTAAATTCACCTTTGAAAACAAATACATCTACCATGAAATCTGATACGTAATCAAAATCATTTAAGAAAGAAGGAACATTACCTTCACCATACCATTCTCTTGCTGTAATTTCAAAAGGAGTTACATCTTGAGCTTTTCTTGCGATAATAGTAATAGGTTCTTGTTTGATATTAATAAAGTTTAAAACTCTATCGTTATCAATACCGATTGTATCTAATGTTGCTTTATCTTCTGGGAACCAGAATTTGTCAATATTAAAATAGCTAGCATAATCATTTGATCCGTCTAAACTATTTTCAGAATCAACTGAACCATTAGTTACCGGGGCTTGCCATTCGATTGTGTCGTTTGCGTCAATATTTGCTACGTTTAAAGCTAAAATTGGACCTCTACCCAAAGCAGCTAATGCTGATCTGTGGAAGAACATACCAATTTTTTCTAAATTCGTATCAATACTACCAAACAATGTTGTAAACTCTTCAGCTGTTCTAACGAAAACTGGAGTATTGTAAGGACCTTTTTTAGAGTGGCCAACTACCAATCTGATAGTTTCAACTGTAACGTTGGTTGTTTGAGACTTGTCAAATTCTAGTCTGTAAACGCCAGAGCTCTTAAAGTTCAATAATTGAGGACTAAGTGCCATAATTTTATAAGTATTTTTTTATCTTTAGACTATATATCAGAACAATCTTTGTAATTTATTATTTTAATAGATCATAAATATCATATTGTAAATCTCCTTGAGAATCATTATCTTTAAATAATGCAGCCTCCATATAGTCATGTAATTGAGGGTCAATTATATCTAATAATTCTTCAACAAAATCGGCATAATCTGTTGTTCCGAAAAATTCTGTAGCAATAATAGAAGACATAATTAAATCATCATTTCCCATTTGTGCAGCATAACTTCCATTCTTTACAGTACCGAATAATGATGCTTCATTAACTGTTTCAATATCATTGATAAAAAATCTATTTGCTTCTAATAATTTTTTAAAGTTTTGACAAAAAACAGCCTTATTATCAGCCTTTAATCTTAAACCCATTTTTAATGTTTTAGAATCGTGTCTGTGTTTAAATCTTAAAACCATTTCATCCTCGAATTCATTTCTTTGTGGAAAAATAGTTCTTAAATATTGTAATAAAATAGTTCCGTATGTATTAAACTCAATAACCATCTTTACTGATTCTGGATTAAATATTTCACACGATAACGTATATAAAATCTTTGCAAAATCTTCAATAACGTGTTCATTTGACCTAAAGGATGCAACTTGATTCATTCTAAAAAAATCGTACATTGCTCCAGGGCTAACCATCTTATCAATGTGTTTTTTAGTCATTGGTTCTATTTCAAAAACATTAATAACAGAATAATCTCCACCATTACCTTCTGCAATATCTACTGAAAATAAAAATCTATGATCTTCTGATTGTGCAGTTTCAACGTCAAAATCTGGATGAAATCCTAAAAATTCTTTAGTATCTATGTGAATATTTTCAAAATCTTCAAATTCATGATGTATGAATTTTTTAGCTTTTTTTCTCATAATAGCTAAAGAAGCTGGAGATAATAATAATGAACTCGAACTTACGAACTCATTTCCGTATTGTCTATTAAATGCCTCTTCAGAACCTAAGTTTTTTAATTCTCTTTGATACCAAGCATCATCTCTATCAGGGTGTTGCCACCAATCAATTCTTAAAGGTGTATATGCATTATTTCCTTGTTCAGCTGCTGCCCAAATTTCATAAAATTTATTAAATCCATTTGGTGTAGAAGTAATATTAATACGAGAAATCTTAGATGCAGAAAGCGTAGGATAAACGTTTTCGTAAAAAGTATCTACGATAGATGGATGGATGTGGGCAAACTCATCTAGATATAAATTATGAATTGTAAAACCAATACCTGCTTTTGCAGTAGTAGCTTGACCAACTAAACGACAACCATTATCAGCCCTAACATTCATAACGTCATATTTGATAATTCCGGGTTTCATATAAAATGGCAAATGTTCAATTACAACTTTTGCTTTATCGATAATCTCTTTAGTTGAATCTGCTTTATTGGCCAAAAGAAGTGTATTCTTATCGTAATTAAAAACAATAAACCATGCATTAAAAATAGATGCTGTTACTGTTTTACCCATTTGACGAGATGCAAGTACTATATTAAATCTTTCATTTTGAAGATTTCTTAACATTTGTTTTTGATATTCTCTAAGCTTAACTCTTTGAATACCTTCATCTGTCATTACTACTGCATACTTTTCTGCAAAGTATACGATATCATTTGCACATCGTGCTATTTCTTTAATTTCTTCGTCAGTATATTCAAACACTAAATTACCTTTACGAAGATGTTGTTTACCTTCATAAAATGGAGAACTGATTGCAGGTTTATAACCTTTATCAATTGCTAGAATATAGTCATTTACATTTTTGGTTGACCATATCAGCTTTACAGATTGTACATCTCCGGATTCTTTAGGAATCCATACATTATCACTTGCGTTCTCAGCCATATTAATCTTCTGTGTTTATTTCAGCGTCATCAATATCTAAGTTTTCTATAATTTCATCTGATGACTCAGCTGCTCCCATTCTAATTAATCTCATTAAATCTTTTGTACCTCTTTGTACATTTCCATTTTCAGTAGATCCACCAGCAGCTTGAATTTCTTGCTTATCTACATTTTTACGATACATTTCTATATCTCTAGCGATACGCTTTGTAGATTCTTCGGTTGCCATTAAATACATGGTTTGCGATTTAATAATATCTAACATTGATTTTTGTAATGTAGCAAGTACCTCAAACATTCTTGGTGCTAATTCTCCATCCTCAATAGTTTCTAATAAAGTTGTTAAAGCTCTTTCACCAGCATTTAATTGATAAACTAAAGATGACATTGTCATTTCGTCCATCTTCTTTTTAGCCATGACATATTCATCTTTAGTGATGATGTCTTCGTCTAAATAAAACTTCATTAACGCCGTAATGGTTTTTTCAGCCTGTTTAGTAGCACTAACTTTCATATCTTTAAAAGATACGTTTTCTTTAATTCTAGCCGGTGGTAAAACAGGATCCTTTTCTACTAAATCTGTAATAGATTCATCAGTTCCTATTAGCTCATCTAATTCTTTTCGAATATCATCAGCTTGTTCGCTAATAGTTCTTTTCTTTTCTTCTGACATAATATTATATTATTTCTAAGTATAAGATATGTATCTATATTACCTAGGGTTCTTAAATTTCTGGAATCCAATAGATGGTATTGCGTTATCTATAATAGTAGCCAATTGAGAATCTCTAACAACATATTGATTTAAAATATTATGATGTTGTTCTAGTTCTATAGGTTTTTCAAACATTCTTAAATTAGTTAAGAATAATTTAGAGCCTTTTAAATGATAATATGTACCAGAATCCCACATAAATGCTGTATTTAAATCTTTAGTTTCGCTAAATGCTGGAATTAAATCATTATTTGCATTTTGAGGTAAACCTTCGTTACTCAGTGGATCTAATGCATATACGTATAATGATAATTGTCTAAATGTATTACTAGCATTTAAAACAAATGCGTACCATTTATCTTTTGCGAAAATCATATTATGAGCAAACGTATGAACTATGCCATTAATTATTACTCTAAATGCAAAAGGACTTACTAATATTCTAAATCCATTATTTACATTATAATCTCCAAATACAAATTCTTCATTGGTGTTATTTGCTGTTTCAAACTGTGGTGAAAACCAAGCTGTAATTGCAAAATCATCAGTTGAAGTCATTTTACTGGCTTTTACGTATTCTAAAGCAACATTTGTTTTATCAACTTGAGTTAGATCATAATAATTTTTAGAAACAACAGTCCATCTATTTTTTAGATCATAGTCTGTTATTTTTAAATCTTTTGACTGAAACTGTCTAATGCCATCTCTATATGATGTAGAAACAGTTTGGAATTGATCTGGCTTTGTTGTTTTTTCATAAGTATCTTGAATTTCTGCTCCAAATACTTCTTCTATACCTGTAATTAGATTATCTGTCAATGTTGAGAATTGATTTTCTTCTACTGCTGTAGATTCACTATATTTAGTTAATTTAATTTTCCAATATGATACAGCTGCATTAAAACGATCACCTAAAGAAATAGAACTAACAGTATACATTTTATTAATAATAGGAATGTACATGTAATCTTTATTTCTAGGTTTTTTTCCATAGCCAAATTTACTTTCAAATTCTTGTTTAGTTATATGAATTTCAAATTCTTCAAAATCCATACCAAACATGTCATATGATATAGATGACTCTTGCGGAAATTCATTATCTGGAACTAATATCTTTATTGTCTTTTCATCTACTACATTAAATAATGAATATTCCATTAAAATAACGTCTTTAGTTCTTAAATCTGGTTCAGTTCTAAAGTAACTAACTTGATGACCGAAAATGTCACTAACTAAATTAGACAATTGTAGATAAACTTGTTGTGATTTACCTAAATTATATGGTTGAAATAATGTACTATTATCGCAGTTAACTCTAATATTTGCACATCCAGAATATAAATATGGATCAGAACAATCTGTACAAAATTGAGGACACGATTCTATGATACCATTATCTCTTTGTAAAGTATATGTTATTGATAATAATGTTAATTTGTTTCCTGGAATAAGTGCAGCCGCTTCAGCTTTAACGTCTATGTATAAAGGTTGTCTAGGATTAAATTCTAAATGAAATAAATCCCCGAAATTTGTATCTTTAGTTAATGGTCTAAATTCTGAATATGTTTGACCCGTTTGAGAAAATCTATATTCATATTCAAAATAGTTATACTGATTCACATCTCTATAAAATACAACATTAGTTACTGATATTGGAGATGGCTCTGTTAATCTTAATTCATTTGCATTAATTAATTCTGCAACTTCTAATTTTCTATTACCAACTATAATAAAGTCACCTTCTGAATAATTAGTAAAATTAGTTTGAAATCCAAAAACAGTATCATTTCCAGAAACTAATGTAATTCTACCAACAGTTGATAGATCTGAAAGCCCAATTAAGATTTCCCAGTCTATTATTTTTTCAACATCTTTGTAAGGATCTTTTAATGATGCTATTAAAAAATCTCCATATTCATCAGCTGTATATCCCTTAATCATTAGTTATTTTCTTCTATTTTAATTGAGTCTTGAGGTTTATAAACTTCGCCTGCAATCCAAGATGCTATAAAACCTGTAAGAGAAACAAAATAAACTGCTAAATCTGCTAAATTTGCAGAGAACCATATAGCTCCAGCGCCAGCTATAGCCCACAATACAACTATAACATATATCATAATTTCTCTTCTGGAACTTGGACCAGCTAACATTATTCCCGTTTTTTCACTCGGTCTTTTAGTTTCAGCCCAAATATATGTAGCAACATAAGCAGTTAAAGAACCGAAATATGCAGCCATATCTCTAAAATTTGAATTTTTATAAGCACCTAAAATGCCCATTAAAATCCAAAATAAGACAACTACATAAACCAACCCTTCTCTTTTTCCAAAGTTTTTTAAAAATGCAGGTTTACTAAATTTTGGTAGTGTTATTTTTGCCATTAATACTATAAGACTTTTTTCTATATATTCAAGAATAAAAGTCTAATAGTCTGTAACAATAAGTACTTCTGGATTATCTCCTTCCAGTTTCTCTTCAATAGAGTCTAGCAATATTAAAATAGGTTCTACAATATGAGCACTTGCACTATTTAATGCTTGCTCTTCAACCCATCGATCTAATCTATTTAAAACATTAACGAGTTTATGCCTATGATATGGTTTATTATCATATAAAATATTTAATTTTTTTAGAACTACATTTAAATTTTTTAGCTCTTCATCATCAAACATTTCAAATAATCTAAAAGTAACATGTAAAACTTTAAAACTAAATGTTATTCTTTTACCTGTTTCTTTATTATCAATCATTCTTGAATAATTTTTACTCTTATCTAGAGTCAATTTTATCCACTTTAATCGAGACATTTCTTTTAACATCATGCTAATAAAATAAATTGAATTAGCATCTTTATGTAAAAATTCAGATCCTATAGATCTGAATTTATTAATTTCGTTGGGATAAGTATTTTCAATATATTTTTTAAGTTCTTTAGGAGAAACCAAAATAGATTGATTATCAACATCTATGTAATCTATTTGATTTTTAACACCCGTCCATATTTTATTGTCATAATAATTATATTTAAATAATATTACGTCTATGATATCGGTTGAATCTAATATTGAAAAATTTCTCATTAATACACTTTAATGGTTGTTTCGATTTTGCGAAGTTGTTGTTCTAATTGCTCTGGTACAAATTTCTTAAGTTCATTGAATTCTCGTTTACCGATTTCATTAATTCTCATAAAAACTTCTAAAGCCTCTTCACTTGGTATGTATTCTTCCTTTTTAGGAGCAGCTTTTTTAGTTTTTGTGTAAATCCACATTGGAACAGAAGTAAAACGCTGAGCAACTAAACTCCAGCTATCAACTACCGAAGCACCATTAATACCATTAATATTAAATAGCTGTGCATTTGATGGAAATTTAATTGCAAAAAAACGATTAATCATAAAATGATGTCGTCTTTTTGTTTGTTCTTTTATATTTACATATTCTTTGTTCTTTGTAAACATGATTTTTACAAAGTCAAATAATTTTGTTTCGTCTAATTGCATATCAATTTATTTAATCCATTCGTTAAAAGCCGTCTGATACGCTTCTAAAGGTGCTATACCGTTGGCCATTTCTTTTTCTGCGAAATCTAGAACTTCCCATTTTAAATTATACGCATTAGCTTCTAAAAGTATCAATTCTATTTGTTCTTGGTCTTCT